GTTGTTGTCTGGCTCTGTCACCGGGAAGCGCAACCGCCAGAAGAGCCGTATTGCGACGAGCGTCACAGCGACGAGAGCTGGCCTGTTGCTCGTGAGCTGCTCGTCAAGGACGGTTGCGCCAAGCCAGAAAAGAGAAATGGCTAAACTGCCTAAGGGCGCAAAGCTCTCTGCAATTCGCCGTGAGGAGCGTGCCAAGCGTCTCTCGGCGCGTGAGCGTTTCAAAGTTGCAAAGACAGCCAGCAAAAAATATGCCCGGCAACTCTCGCAGGTTGCCAAGCAGGTGGGCTCAATCGTGGAAGGGTTGGCTGGCGATCCCTGGAGGTTGAAAAGAGCACTGAATGAATATGCCACACTGCTCAATCCATGGGCAGAGGCTGTTGTTGCAAAGCAGATCGCGGAAGCGGATCAACGCGACATTCGTGCATGGCAGGGGCTGGCGCAAGAGATCGGTCAAGAGCTTCGTGCAGAGATCCCGAGAACGGAATTCAAAGAGCTGATGGCTGAGCAGGTTGCGCTGATCACATCGTTGCCGTTGGAAGCTGCCAAGCGCGTTCATAAGCTGGCGGAAGAGGCGATGCTGCAAGGCAGGAGAGCGCCGGAGATCGCCAAGGAGATTATGCGCACAGGAGAGGTCACCAAGTCTCGCGCAATGCTGATTGCCAGGACTGAGACTTCCAGGACGGCAACCGTTCTGACAGAGACACGCGCAAAGCATGTCGGCTCGATCGGCTACATCTGGAGAACGTCTGGCGACACAGATGTCCGGAAGCTGCACAAGGACCTGGAAGGAACATTCCATCGTTGGGACGATCCGCCTGTGGCGGGTGAGAACGGTGAGCGCGCTCATGCTGGCGCGATCTACAATTGCAGGTGTTGGGCAGAGCCTGTGCTGCCGGACATAATCGAATGATTGCAAAGTTTTCTGGGCGTTACACTCCACAGAGCCATTTCTAGAGCATATTGGCGTCTGCCGCTTATTGTGGTTCCAAATCCACACAAACAACCAGGAGTCCAAGCATGAAAAAGACCCTCACCAAATTGCTAGCGATTGCTGTTATCGCGGCTGCATCATTCGGAGCTTTTGCTCAGTCGTCCGGAGCCATTCAGGCCCAGTCGCCGATGACGCGTGACATCGGAGCCTTGCAGACCCATTCGGCACGAGTGGCAGGGACGACCAGTTCCTCCGACCAGTCCGGCTTCAACGTCAGCCGCGTCGTGTGTGTGTTCAACCAGACAACGTATACCGGCAATCCCAGCACGACGTTCCTCATTCAGAACAAGGATGCGGCCAGCGGTCTTTACTACACCTTGATCACTTCGGCGGCAATCACTTCTGCCACCGGCGTCAATACGCCGCAGTACATCACTGCGGGTGGTGGCGCGGCGACCACGGCCAATGTCAGCGCCAATGTCCCCATTGCCCGCACCTGGCGCACCCGCACCGTGGTGGCTGGTTCGAGTACGCCGATCGTGACAGGGACCGTCGGCTGTTCCGTGCAGTAACCGCATGACCGCTTTGCTGAACCTGCTGTGCCTTCTACTTCCACTGGCCATGTTGCCGGGACTGATGAGCGCCGGAACAACCCCTCGTTGGGCTGTTCTGGCGCTTCTTGTTCCGCCAATGCTTTACTGGGTGGATTGGGAGAAGGTTCCGCACAAGCGTTTGCTGATCGCCACATTGGTGTTCGCTGCGTTCAGCTTGCTGTGGATGGAGGTAAGGTACGACGGCTACTTGGAGCTGTGGCGTATGACTCTCATCTTCTCAGCATTTGCCGTTGGCGCTGTTTGCGGAAACCTGGAACGTCCTCTGACATTGATGGCCGTGAGCCTCGCTCTCACCTTGCCTCTCGTGTTCTTTCAGGCCTTGGGCTACCAAGGAATTCCGCAGACAGCGCCGCCAGCTGGTTTGTTCCTCAACAAGAACGTCCTGGCAGAGTCTGCCGCAGCACTGCTTGTCGCAATGACATTTCTGCGACGCTGGCACATCGCCATTCCCCTGCTGGTCATCACGCTGCTGGCGCAAGAGCGCGCCGCATATGTTGGAATGACAGCGGCAGTGATCTTGTATCTGTGGCCACGGAGACGGAGCCTCGCTTACGCACTGCTGGCCTGCATTGGCGTTTCTGTTCTCGTGATGAGCTCAACGCCATCCGCGCTGGATCGATTCGGCATATGGCAGGACACCCTTCAAGGTGTCACGTGGATGGGCCAGGGCATCGGATCCTTCTTCACCATGTTCCCGGCAACTGCCACTCACATCGACACAATGCTTGTACGACCGGAGCAGGCCCACAATGAATTCCTCCACTTCCTCTTTGAGCTCGGAATCGGCTCAGCAGGCCTATGGGCACTTGGCTACTTCGCCATCCGTGGAAAACAGGAACTTGAACGATTGGTCTTTGCCTCCATCGTGGCAATGTCACTTTTCGCATTTCCTTTCCATATGCCGCTTACCGCTTTCCTCGCGGCTCTTGTTGCCGGTCGCCTTTGCTCTTCTGAGCGTGACGATGTCGGGTTTGCAGTTGATGGCAGAAGTCGCCATGCATGAGGCGTCCATGAACAAGGGTGTGTCTCCTGCAGAAGCTGTTCGTCAGGTCGCTGCGGCGTCTGAACTGTTCCTTCTGGACCACAACATTCGCAGACTGCCTGCCGCAATGGCAGCGGGCATGTCCGGCAACATTCCGATAGGCGATGTGATCCCGCATCTTGAAGTGTGTCTGGCACGCGATCCGAATGCGCGCGACGTTCGTGCTCAGCTCACCGAAGCTCGTGCATTCCTTTCCAAGTCACGGACGAAACACTGATCATGCGCCGTCGCACTTCCGACTTCGACACTCTGCAGATGCGCTTCTACTCCGAAGAGCAGTTGAGCGAGCATCAGTCGCTTACGCCTGAAGGCTACCTCGTCGTCATTGACGTTCCGCTGGCGCGCACCGGTGTGCTGATTTATGGTCCGGGCGAAACGCCTGTCTCAACAGGACCGGACGGTCATGTCAAGATCTATCGCGACCCTGAAGATGTGTTTCATCCAGACCATCTCGCCAGCATCGCTGGCAAGTCGGTTGTCAATGATCACCCCTCGGAAGACGTCACACCTGAAAATTTCAAACGCTACCATGTTGGTCACGCACTGAATGTGCGTCGTGGTGAAGGCGCAAGCATCGACCTGATCCTTGCCGATCTGATCATCATGGATCCGCAGGCCATCAAGGACATTCAGTCTGGCAAGCGTGAAGTGTCCATGGGATACGATTGCGACTACGAAGAGATTGAGCCTGGCATCGGCAAGCAGCACAACATCATTGCAAATCACATCGCCTTGGTTGAAGCAGGTCGGTGTGGTGTCCGTTGTTCAATCAAAGATCATCAAACCAAAGTAGGAGGCACCATGGGACTCAAGATCACAAGCTTGCTTGGCAAGATTCTTCGCAGGGCAAAGATCGGCGATCGCGCTGTGAAGGACCTCGAAGAAGAACTCGAGAAGGCCAAGAAGGAAGGTGCTGACGACGAAGCTGTTGCCGAACTCGAAGGCGTCTTGAAGGAAGCCAAGAGCGACGACTCCGGCGACGACACCATCGAAGGTGGAGAAGGCGTTCATGTCCATATTCATGGCGGCGAGAGCGACGACACGAAGGTCCGTGATGAAGACATGACGGCCTTCATGGAGCAGAACGAGGCGGACCATTCCGAATTCCGCAGTCGTCTGGACGCACTCGAAGCTGCTCTGGCAGGCATGGGCGATGCCGGTGCGCAGGCTTCTGCAGACAGCGAGGCGGAAAAGGCTCTGGAGCAGGAGCTGGAAGAAGAGGCTCCTGCCGGTGCCAAGGACAGTGCGCGCAAGGCTCGCGACAGTCAGTTCCTTGGCGACTCGTTCCAGGACACCGTCGTCGGCGCTGAGATCCTGGCTCCCGGCATTCGCTTCCCTGCCTTCGATGCCAAGGCTCCCGCCAAGGACTCCCTGAACACCATCTGCAATTTGCGCCGCAAGGCTCTGGATCTGGCCTACCTCACGCCGGAAGGCCGTGGCATCGTCGAAGATCTGAACGGCAACAAGGCGCTCGATCTGCCGGCGATGAGCTGTGGCGAAGTTCGCACCCTGTTCCGTGGCGCTGTGGCGGCGAAGAAAGCCGCCAACAATGCTGCGGGCAAAACCAACGATGCGCCGCGTGGTGTCAATACCGGATCCAGACCATCGGCGACTTCAACAAGGCTCTTGCCGAGCACTGGGCGAAGAAGTCCAACTGATTCACCGACACACCATCCTCCAGGAGAAAACCATGAAACAGAAACTCATTCACACAGCAGTACGGGGTGCGGTGAAGCTCATGCGCGCCAAAGTTCGTGATGTGGCCTTCGGCTTCCGCATGGGAGCTGGCTTCGCTGGCGACATCAATCGCAGCCATCCCGTCAATGTCGAGCCGTGTCAGCAAAGCGCAACCGCGCCTGCAACTGCTTACGGTCAGGCTGTTGTCGCCGACACGATCGGCGCAACCAATACCATTCGCCCGATCGTTGCCGCTGACCAGGCCATCACGACCATCTACGGCGTGACGACTCGTCCCTTCCCGCAGCAGCAATCCACCAGCTCCGTTGCCTATGCCGCTTCGCCGTTCGGTGCTGGCACGCCTCCCGGTGCCGGTGAAGTCATCGACGTCGTGCGTGCTGGCTACATCATGGTCCAGCTCAACACTGGCGAGCCTTCGCCGACCAAGGGTGC